TTTAATATTTTCTCAGAAGGTTTACGCTCTGGTAATAACTTTACTTTTTTACTTCTTACAATCTCTTTATTAAAGTCTAAGGTCTTAACTTGACTACGAGACATATCTTGTAATTCTTTAAAGAAGTCTTTGTTTTCTAGTAATATCTGTTCTGCATTTTTTTTAAAATTATTTATATCTACTTCTACTTCTTTAGCTAATTGTTGTCTCTTTTGAGGAGATATACGACCTGCTTTCTGAGCTTTTCTAATTCCACTAAATAATGGTAATGTGTGAAATAATGGAGACCTTTTAATTTCACCCCATCCCTCTTCTCTTTTATCAGGGTCTACTAATTTTATCCAATTAGAAGCTATATCTGATAAGAACTCTGCATATTGACTAATACCCCCGATAGGATCTTCGGCCATAGTCATACCCATAATAGGTGCGCCTGCAGTTAAAAGTATTAGTTCCTTACCAACTCTACTTGTAATCGGTTCATCTTCTTTAGGGTCTAAATAATTTAATAATGGTTCAAATTGATAAGCAGTGGCTTGACCCTTAATAGACTCTGCTTGCTCTGGATTTTCTTTAAAAAACTTGACTCTTTCTTGAGTTTGGCTAAAAGCATCTTGCAATCCTTGAAAAAATCCTTCATTCATATCTTTTACTTCAGGATCTTTAATAGCAGTAAAAGTATATTGAGGTTGAGATTGCTTCATGGGGATACTCATTCCTAAAGCATTTAACTTGTCCTCATCATCACTACCTATAGTAATAGTTACTTTTGGTTCTACAGGTTTAGTTAATTCATTTTGAAATATATCAGGCCTTATCTTACTAAATATACTAGTAAGTGCTTTGTCGCTTTGATTCGCTAAGTCTGGTCTGGTTTCACGAATCCTTTTTAAAAAGATTGTTTGATTATCAGCCATTATTTTTCAGGAAAACCTATAAAGTCATAGTTTTCTAAATTACTAGGGTCTCCACCTTTAAATTTTAACTGACCCATTAAAGTATCAGAGATAACATCTCCAGGGTTAATAGATATACTGCCACTTTGAACATTAGACCAAGACTTAGGAGTAATAGGAGTTATTGTAGATTGATTATCACCTTTTGAATTACCAGAAATATCTTCAGGTAAACTAAATATGTCATCTTCTTTAAATTTACCAACTTGTCTTTTTACTTCTTTCTTACTACCATCTTCATAGTATTCATAAAATACTTGATCAAGTCCCTCTTGAACTTCTTCTTTTCTTACAACCTTTGCTTCTTTTTCTTTAACTGGTTTTGATTTTGAAGTAAGTAGTTTTCTCGAACCATCAGCAAAGACATTATAAGTATTTAAAAAATTACCTTCTTGTTCTTCTTCTTTATAAATAGGCTTTAAACCTAATTTAATTTCACTTTCTTTAGTTCTTTGTTTTTCTTCTAATTCAGTAGGAGTCACTCCAAGCATACCTGCAGATTGCATTGCTTTCTTCTCTGCAGATTCAACTTGCTTAGTAACTATAGCTTTCTCCTCTTTACTAGGCATAAACTGAAAATCAGGAGATACTGCTGAATAAACTGTACTAGCTCCTGTTTTACCATCAGAAGCAATAATCATTCGCTTACCACGCATAATTGTTTCTCTATTGGCCTGAGTTAATTCAACATCACTAACCATACCATTAAAAAGATCTAGCTCTTTCTTAAGACGATTCTTCTCTTCTTCCTGCTTTTTAAGTCTATCCTGCAAACTAAGTTCTGCACCTCTTTGCAATCCTGCACTTACACCTTGACCAAAGCCACCTGCAAATGCTTGAGCTGCTGTAGGTCTTTTCTTTGTTTTAAATTTAAAAGCCATTATTTATCTCCTTAATATGGTTGAGGTGCATTTCTAGGTGAACCTGCACCTGTTGGAGCAGAACTACCACTACCTGTTAAGGCATTAGTTAAATAACCACCTATCGCTCCACCTATTGGCCCACCAACCGCTGTTCCTACAGCAGTGCCTGCTGCACCTAAAATACCTTCCCACCACTCTGGTTGATTATCAAAAGTAGATTGAATTTGCGCCCTTCTAGTTTCTTCAGCCATCATAGCTCTTGACATTTGATCTTGTATTTGCTGTTGAGTTTGTTGTAAGCCTGCCATTGTATTAGCTTGTCCTAATGCTAATCTTGGAACTTGTTGTAATTGTTGTGCAGTTTGAGCTTCAATACCAGTAAGTCTATCTAATAAACTTCTTTCTGCTCTTTCTTGCATACCTGGAGTTAATGCTTCTAATGTTTGAGCTTCACCACCTGAGCCTAATATTGAGCGTTCTAATTGACTTAATAATTGACCTTGCTGTCTAGCACCAACTCTTTCAGCTATATCTTTTTGAGCTGCACTAGACCTTTGAATAAGACTTTCAAGTTCTCCAAGTTGTTCTTCGGTCTTAGCTTCTGTTTCTTCAAGCTCTGCCATCCTTCGAGATTCTTCAGAGGCAGTTCTAGCAGCTTCAATACTATCATACGACTTACCATCTGGAGTTACATAAAGACCAGTTTCAGGATTGTATTCTGCTATATCTCCTGCTGTTGCTTGCTTATTTTGTAGTGACTGTAAATAGTTTTGAGCATTATTACTTGCATTCTCTATTCTTCTACTTCTAAAAACACCTTCGCCTTTACCTGCTTGGACTGACCATTCTTTTAACACCTTACCAGTCTCAGTATTTACAACTTGATAACTAACTAATGTACTTCCAATTTTATTTTTTTTAATTTTATATTTATCCATTACAAATCCTTTGCTTTTTTAATTTCTGAGAAATGCCACTCTGCGTTTAACTTTACTGCTAAGTAAAACTTTCCTTCTTTAGTGCATATTCCAATATCTGTGTCTTTACCTTCTTGAGGACTAAAAAATCCTTGCTTAAGGTTAAAAATCTTATCTTGCTTACCATCAGTAAGTGTTTCAATGGTTTCTTCCATTATGGATTACTCCCTTCTATATCATAGTCAATGTCAATACCATCGATACGAACATTGCTTTCTACTCCATATATCTCAATCTCAATGCTTTTACCTAGTTCATTAATAATAGTAGAATGTGTTTGCAAGGTAGTATGTTCAACCATTTCTTGAGTTATAGATGCTGTATCACTGCCATCTATATAAACCTTATAAGACATGGCAGTTCCAGTGCCACTACCTTTATAAGTAATATGTAGTTTAGTAAAGCGTTTAAATTGATCTGGTACTCCAAAGTCAAACCTTTTTGTTTTAAGTAACATTGTAGAGCTTGTATCATTTGTAGTGCTACTAAATACATTTGTCACCTTAGTAGTGCCAGTATTAAATGTTTGCAGTTCTTGATTATCTGACAATACAAATTGACTTTGAAAACTTCCTGTAAAATCATCAAACTTTGACCAAGATTGAGTATCAAAGTTATAAGCATACATTATTGTAGAATCAAAATCATAATTCACAGCTAATGTGTTAATATTACCATGATACCCTAATGATAAAGCACCTTCATTTGGTTTAAGATCTAAACCTTGATATGTATCTCTTATTAGTAAGGATACTTCTGATATTTCTGTACCACGCATTAGACTTACTTGCCTATTATCAGCAAAGCAAATACCATAAGGTGTATCTATCACTGCGTGTTTATGTAAACATCCAATACCTGCTATATGCTTTTCTAAAATAAAGTTTACTGATTGTGCGCTTTGTATTCTGTAAACATATATGTTTCTTGTTTTAAATACATATAGTCTATTCTGTGCAGAATGTAAAGCAGTTATTTCATCCCCATCATTCTTACCAACATCAAGAAACTTTGTTCCCACCACGGCCTCATCGAGCTTAAAGTTATCAGTAAAGACAATGCGATTCTTTTCACGAATTGTTTGATCATTCTCGTCCTTAAAATCTATATTTGCGTAAAACGCTTTGTTACCAACTACTGCTGCTGTATTCCACTTAATTGGTTTTAATCTAGTTTCTGCAGCTCTACCTGTAAGTGAGTTGTAGGTGGCAAGTTTTAAACCATCGTTTGGTAGATACCAGGTAGCTACCTTATCTGTAGAAACAGTGCATACAAAAGCAGTAAAAGCACTTAAATCAATATCATCGGCCCATTGTGCATACCCTTCACCCCTCCAGTTACCCCAATTCACTGCGATACCTGAAGTAGGCCCAGTAGTTAAGTCTGCAGAAGAAATACTTTTAATGTTAGCAATATATGTTGTAGGTTTTTCTAACTCTGCTGAAAACAAAGCTAAAGTATTACTAGTTATATCAGTTGTTGTAACAATAACTGCTTTGTCTGCAGCAAAACTAGAAGCATTAGACCAGTTAGTAGCTCCTTCTAAAACTGTTGCAGTATAATTACTGTAAGTATTATGTAAATCGTGAGTATCATTTGATGTCGCACCATAAGGTTCTAAACAAGGAATCCAATTACCATTGTTTGATGTAGCTGTAATACTGCCACGAATAATTGACTCTGTTGATGAATCTTTAGCTCTTGGGTCATCTGAAAAACCATCTTGAACATCATAAGTAGTTACTAAATACCAATCAACATCATCTTCGGGTTGCCAATATAAATTAATACCAGTGATTCTTTTATTCCAACGAGCAAGGTCTGTACCCGTATCAACAACTAATTGAATACCAGGACAACGATTAGTTTCGACAGCATTTTGTGAGAAAACACCTATATCACCATGAGTATCTCTACCTAATTCACTTTCCTGTACATAATCATAAATAAATGTAACTGTGTATTTATCTTTACTACTAAATGTATTTGCAGCAGCATCATCAATTAATTTTAAAGCATCAGTGGTTGGAAAATAAACAAAGATACCTACTTCATTCGCTGCATCGATTACATTTTCTTGATCAAAAGCGTGCTGTAATGGAACTACAGTTGGAGGTGTTAATTCTGTATCTTCTAATGTCCAAGCATTGACTGCTGCGGCCATCGGTGGTGTTCTAAATCTGTAATGAGTTAAAGGAGTAATATCTTGTCCAAAAACACTTCTTTTAATATGTCCATACCATTTAGGATCATTGGAAAAAGAACCGTCACTAATTCTTAATATTTGATTATGTACTAAAAGGTCGTGACTAGGAAATTCTTTTATAGATATATTATCAATTCTGTAACTTGAATATGTCGCTGAAGTAACTGAATAAAATGCAATCCCACCATTACTTCCTTTTGGTGAAAAATATAAATTATGTGTAGTTGCTGTAAGTCTAGTTGTATCAATATATGTTTCACTTAAATCTGCGCTCTGTATCTTTATATCTGCTTTTCCTCCACCTTCGATATTAGATAATGTAAATTGTAATCGATAAATTTTATTCTTCTCTAGTTTACCTGCCATACTAGCATTAGTTTGAGATAATGCACCTTCACCAGAGCTTAATGTATAAGAAACATGAGCAGGAACTGATGGAGGCTCACCTGCATTAAAAACCCAACCTGTTCCAAATGTCCAAGAGCTACTAGAAGATAATGCACCATTTGTTATCATCTCACTACCATAAGTAGAATAAGTATTTACTGTGGCCCAAGAACCTGAAGTACCATCAGCAACATCAACTCTATATACCTTATCTGCATTAGCAATTACCCACCACTCAGTACTTCTATTGTTACTGCTTCCATCTTTTTCAGTACGATAGCGTATAAACTCAGAATTAATTTGCTCAGTACCTGACAAGGCACTGGATTGAGCAGTATTTGAACCTTTCTTTGTAATGCTACCTCTTTTGGTATTAATAGCATTATCAAACTCTTGAAACTGATTATCTGATATATCTAATTCAGATTGATATGTAACTAATCCACCTGAAAAATCTCTTATACTTTTTCTAGCCATTAAAAGTCATTATAAGGAACAGTTAGGATTGTACTACCATCTCTTGATTGTCTTTCAAGAATAACTCGTTGCTTTTGTTCTAACCATTCGTTTTTAAAATATGAAATTAAATTTAGGTCTCTAAGCCTCTCTGATACTCTCCAACATGGATAGTATATTAACATTCTCTGGTAACGCTCATCTATCTCTGGTTTACCAAATGTAACCGACTGATTAGATGCTGTGCCTGTAGCATTTGCTGTAATCACAATAGTAGTAGTATTAGTAATACTTCTAACAATAGTATTATCTGGAATATTCGCACCGACTATAGACATACCTGGTCTCACATCAGTTGTTGAATCCATTGTAACATTTGCAGAGCTACTTGATACATCAACAGTAGCATCAACAAACATTTTATGTGGCACATAATAATAATATACTTTGATTTCTTTTACTTCAGTAGGAGTAGGAAAGATTCCTAGTTTATCTTCATGTATGTAAAAAGCCTTGTCTGTAGTAATATTACTCATAGAAGAGTCATCAGGAATATCACTTATCTCATTGATACCAATTCTTTGACAAATACTACCATCGTATTCTACTCTATAGATACGAGTCATTGACTCTAGTGATAAACTTGTATTCTCTGCACCATCCAAGTTATTTTGATTTAATGTCCAATCTGTAACAAGAGCATTTGAATCCTTCATTTGATATTCACTTGTATCTACTACTGAATTACGAGTTGCATATCCTTGCAATAGATTCGCTTCATCACAAAGTTGAAAATGACCTTCATTAATAAGGTCGTGTATAATCGAATCAGCTAAGACAGATGTAGAGTCTACACCTGTAATATTTCTGACTTCTGTTGTTATTTCTGATAAGGTCATAATATTTCCAATAAAGAGGGGGAGGTTAGTC